CACAAAAATAAAAAAAGATGGCGAAAGCACTTAAGTTTACAAAAGAAGAAGTCCAATCAATAACTGATTTGAGACAAGATGTTGCAAATGTATTCACAAGATTGGGACAGTTGGCAATAGAAAAGAAAAGAAGAATCGATGAGCTTGATGTAGTTGAACAAGATTTGTTAAATAAACATTCTGATTTAGTACAGAAAGAGCAAGAACTTTTTAAAGGTTTAAATGATACATATGGTGATGGAAATTATGATCCAGAAACTAATACATTTACACCAACTGAAAAAAATAAAGAAATTTTAGAGGAAGTTAACCCATAAAATGTATTTTAGATAAAATAGATTATACTTATATAAGAGTATCAACATTCAACACAATATAACAAGGAGTAATAAACATGGCAGAAAAAATTGTATCACCTGGGGTTTTTACGAGAGAAAATGACCTTTCTTTCTTATCACAAGGAGTTGGAGAAATCGGAGCAGCTGTAATAGGACCTTTTCACAAAGGACCAGCATTCGTACCAACAATTGTTAACACCCAATCGGAATTCGAACAAATTTTCGGTACACCTGATGGATCATACTATACAGGATATACCGTACAAAACTATCTTAGAGAAGCAGGAACAGTAACTATTGTTCGTGTTGGTCATCAAGGTGGGTATACCCAAACAGCACCAGTATCTATAGTAAGTAGTGGTTCTGTATCGGGTCAAAAAATCATAGGAACATTATTTGAAACACATTTAGGAAGTGGAACATTAGCAGGTTCAGCAGTAGCTGCATCTGTATCAGCATCCGCTTTTGAAATAACACTTGTAGGAGAATCTGGAATATCAGCTTCTATTAATCCTTCAGCTGGAAATGATATAGGTGATGTTTTCGGTATTAATCCAAGAGGAACTAAAGATGGATACGCATATAACTACTTTGAAAAAGCAGCAGCTACTGCAATTTCAAATGGTCAAGAACAAGTATCTATGATTACATTAGCAGACCAAGCATTAGCGTTTGATATGCAACATTCTTCTACACCATGGATACAATCTCAGTTAGTATCTGGTGAAAGACACAACCTTTTCAAATTACATACTATCGGTGATGGTACTGTATACAATAAAGAATATAAAGTATCTATATTTAATGTAAAAGCAGCAGGTTCATCTAATGCAACTGATTACGCTACCTTCTCATTAATGATTAGAGGATACTCTGATACGGATAAAAGAAAATCAGTATTAGAAACTTATAATAACTTAAACTTAGACCCAGCTTCTCCTAATTACATCAAAAAAGTAATTGGTGATAGAAACTTAGTTATTGATACACTTGGAAAGCAAACAGAAAATGGTGATTACCCTAACCGTTCTAAATTCGTAAGAGTAGAATGTGTTGCAGAGGGAGCTCATCCTATCGTTGCTGGACCATTTGCACATGATAAATATTACAATCCAATTTTCGTTGGTAATATTGGTTCTCATGGACTTGGAGAAAGTATCGTACCATCAGTATTATTTAATACTGGTTCTGATGCAAATTCAGCATCTAAAAATGTATCATTTAGTGGTATTGATTTAGAAACTGCTCAAGTTAAGATAGATAACAACAATTATTTATCTCCAATACCAACATCAGCAACACAAGGTGGAAACACAGTATTTGCATTTGATGGAACAGTAAATGTAGTTGGAGGAACTAAGGCATATGGATATGAACTAACCGGTTCACTTTCAGCTGATATGAACAAAAGACAATTTACAGTAGGTTTCCAAGGTGGATTTGATGGGATAGACCCAACAATATCTATCGATTTGGGAGCTAATATATCAAGTGGTAACTCACAAGGGTTTAACTTATCAACTTCAATTGCAGTAGGTTCGGTTGCATATGTGAAAGCAATTGCAGCAGTATCTAACCCAGATGATTTTGATATCAACTTGGTATCTGCACCTGGTATTGTAAGAAGACACCACTCATATGTATTTGACAAAGTAGTTGATATGTGTGAAGCTAGAGAAGATTGTTTCTTCATAGGTGATTCTGTTGGAGCAGGTGATTCAATATCACAAGCTATCGAACAAGGAGCAGCAGTTGATTCTAACTACGTAGGTACATACTACCCATGGGTTAAAACAATTGATTCAAGAACTAACAAGTTAATTTCAGTTCCACCATCAGTATTGATGCCTGGGATATATGCTTCTAACGATGCAGTTGCAGCCGAATGGTTCGCACCAGCAGGTTTAAATAGAGGTGGTATAGTAGGTGCTATATCTGTACTAAACAGATTAACACACGCTGAAAGAGATGAATTATATGAAGGAAAAATTAATCCAATCGCTCAGTTCCCTGGAGAAGGTATCGTAGCATTTGGACAAAAGACTCTTCAAGATAAAGCATCGGCACTTGATAGAATCAATGTTAGAAGATTGATGATTAAAGTTAAGAAGTATATTGCTTCAACATCAAGATACTTAGTATTTGAACAAAATACTTCTACAACAAGAGGTAAATTCTTAAATACTGTGAATCCTTATTTAGAAGGAATACAACAAAGACAAGGATTATATGCATTTAGAGTGGTAATGGACGAGAGTAATAACACACCAGATGTAATCGACAGAAATATATTGGCTGGACAGATTTTCTTACAACCAACTAAAACTGCTGAATTCATCGTGTTAGATTTCAATATTTTACCAACTGGAGCATCTTTTACGGCATAATTAATTAAAAACTAAAAAACTATATATTTATTAATATAATAGGAGAAAAACAACATGGCAGAAGTATTAGAATTTAACGATATGTTTTATACGAATTTCGAACCAAAGATGAAGAACAGATTCATCATGGAAATCGATGGTATCCCTTCATATCTAATAAAAACAGCAAATAGACCTTCAATTCAATTTGAAACTATAACCCTAGACCACATTAACGTTAAACGTAAATTAAAGGGTAAGGGAGAATGGCAAGATGTAGAAATTACATTATTTGACCCAATCGTTCCAAGTGGAGCTCAAGCAGTAATGGAGTGGGTGAGAACATCACACGAATCTATTACAGGTAGAGATGGATATGCAGATTTCTATAAGAAAGATATCCAATGTTACCTACTAGGACCAGTTGGTGATAAGATTGAACAATGGACTCTTAAAGGTGCATTTATCAATAACGCAGTGTTTAATGATTTAGATTGGAGTTCAAATGACCCAGCAGAAATCACGTTAACATTATCTTATGATTACGCAATCTTAGAATTCTAATAATCAAATTAAATATATTTTAGTGAAGAA